TGTAGTAGTTGGTCTTACCCTGAACTGCGATGACCTTCTGCGGCTTTTGGTTGATGTTATCCATGTCCAATGTCGTCCTCGTGGCGAAAGCCCCGGAAGATAGGGAAGCGCGGAATCCCGTCCTCTGTAAGCTCTTGATATTTGTAAGAGACCAGCTTGGGGAGCTTCCCTGCGCTGTTTTCCTTCCAGTAGAGACGGCGCTGCTCGTCGCTGAAGCCGCTTCCAATCTCGAACAGCTTACCATCCGAGGTCTTGCACTGGAGGGCGCCCAGGCTGCCTGTGTACTTACCATTGCCCATGACCGCACCCACCACCACCGCCTCAGCGTCTGCGAATGACTTGACCTTCAGCAGGGACTTGGAGCGCTTCAGGAGCACCGGCTCCAAGCTTCGACGGTACATTGCACCCTCGTAGCCCTTGTGGACGTACTCGGTGCTGTGTTTGAGCATGCGCTTGGGGTCTGGGTCGACAGTCTCAAACATGTCGACAACGCCGAGCCTGGTCACCGAGCCTGGAACGTCCATCAGAGCCTGCTCAACGAACTTGCGGGCCGTCTCGTAGCGCTCACGGTAGGGCTTGGTGGGCTTCTCCCATTCCTCCTGGGTACAGGCATCGAAGAGCAGGTATTTAAGCTGACCTGTATCTCCACCCTTCTTGAAGAGAAGGTGCTGGAGTGCCTGGAAGTCGATGTTGTCGTTGCTGATGACAACCACCTCACCATCCAGGACAAGACCATAGGTGGGGTTGCGAGCGTTGTTGATTTCCTGGAGCTTTGCGCGGACGGGCTCGAAGTTCAGCCACTCTTTGCCTGTGCGGCTGTAGAGCTGGACCCGGCCCTTATTGGGGGGCAAGAAGGCTACACAGCGTGCCCCATCCAGCTTGGGCTCCACACACCACTTGCCAGACAGAGAGGTGGGGTTGGCCTTGGAGTAGTCCTCGGCGAGGGGCACACTAAACTGAAAGATGGTCCCCTCGCCGAGAGCGTTGTTGACGTCCTTAGCGCCCAAGTCCAAACGCAAGTCCTGCTTGATGATGCGCTCAGTCCACTTAGCCTGGGCTGGAGTGCAGGCCCCCAGGAAGACGGAGATGGCGCTCTGGGCAGCGTTGCCAGTCAGCTCCCGCGCCTGGAGATTCTCCAGAAGGCGGAGAAGGTTCCTGTGCCAGACACTATCGTCGCCAAAGGGGGTCGCATCCTCCTTGGGACTGGGAAGCTTCTTCACCCCAAAGGTGATTTGGGGGGATAGGGCCAGAGTCAGCACCTTTCGTAGGGTGGGGCTGTCGGACTTTTTAAGCTCCTCCAGCCGGGCATTGCCGCGAGGGGCCTTCTCAAGCTTTTCAAGGGCGCTAATCAGACTCACGTATGGGCTCCTTTTTTACAGCCAGACCACTCTAACAGACTCTCTCGCTCGCGTCAATGCCGTATAAGCCCAGCGGCGCCCCTCAAGGGAGGTGAGGCGAATGCTGTCCTCCATGAAGACCAGAACCTCAGGCCACTCAGACCCTTGCGCCTTGTGGCAGGTGACGGCGTAGCCCAGGTTCGCATGTAGGTGGCTTGGCCGGGCGGCGGGTACGCTCCCATCCTCCCTCTTGGGGTAAGCTGTGGCCATCGTCTTCTTGCTGGCAGCTCTGATGACGTCGGGGTCCATGTCTGCAGCCTTCCCAAAAATCTCCTCGGGGCTGACCACGGCATTAGCCGGCGTGTCGTGGAGGGTGACCTCCTGGAAGCTCATGTGCAGGCTCTTGTTCTTGCGACGGTCAGTCACCGACACGCGAAGGTGCTGACGGCCCAGCTCGGCGACAGTAAAGACCTCGCCATTGAAGACGTCGAGGTCGTAGTTGTTCTTGGTCACCAGCAGTGGCTCCTCTTCGCGCAGAATCCCCTTAGGTAGCCCCTTAAGCGTCCGTATTCTGGTGTTCAGCTCGTGCCGGGTCTGGTTCTTGTGGCAGATAATAACGCCGCCACGGCTCAGATTTTCGAGCAGGGCCTGGTCCACCTGAGAGCTGATAACCACGGGCAGCTGGAGGATGGACGACATGATGTCACTGCCCACCCGAATCTCGTTGCCGATACGGATGATGGGGGACTCCAGGGCCTGACGTAGAATCTCAGTAAGGTTGACCTTAACGTCTGCCGGGAAATCTGGGTGGAAGACGCTGAAGGATTTCTTGTCCTGGTCTCTCTCAACGGGAGGGAGCTGGAACCCATCGCCGATGAAGACGATATTGAGGGCCAGAGTCCTCGCAAAGAAGTGGAGATGCTCGAAGACCTGCTGGGTCACCATCGAGGCCTCGTCCACAATGAGCGTCCTATCCGGCGGCAGGGCCAGCTCCTTGCTCTCCTTCATCTCGAAGCGGTACTCGCCAGAGTCCTCGTCCTTGGTTGCGCGGTACTGCCACCTGTGAATCGTGAGAGCGTCACATCCGGCGGCCTCTTTGACGCGGACAGCCGCCTTGCCGGTGGGGGTCAGCACGAACATGCCAGGGCGCTCCTTAGCCAACACCTTGAGGCAGGTTGTCTTCCCTGAGCCGGCATAGCCGGAAATGACGGCAATCCCACCACCACCAGGAAACCTCTGGGTCATGCTGCGGATTACGTCTAGAGCTTCAGCTTGGCCTGCTGTCGGCGTAAAGTCACTCATGCCCCCTCCATGGGAATCGAACCCATGTGTAGCTTAACATCAGCCAGTTGCGCCAGCAGGGGATAGTGACCCCGAAGAGCCACGCTCGGGATCCACACGCGCCTTTCCAGGGTCGTTTGCCGTCCCACATTTTAGCGCTACTGCGGGAAAGCTCAAAGCCTTCGGCCACTTGCTTGACGGAATTTCCCCCATAGGGGGTTGGGAGCTACCCTGGCCCCGCCACGGCATCTTTCGGCGTCTTGCTGACCGCCTTTGTGTCACGGGCCTTGATGCGAGCGGCCAGCTTGGCCCGCTCCTTCTTGGCCACAAGTCCTGCTGCATCCAGTCGAGCTAGCTGCTCTTCTGGGGTTCGCTTCGACGCTGCCTCAATGCGCTGGGCGGCTGAAAGGCGGCGAAGGTCCTTCGGGCTACCTGGTCCATTCTTTGACACTGTGTGTCTCCTGGTTGTTGGTTTGACTACTTAGCACTCTACCACAGCTAGATGTCGATGACAACCCTTTCCCAGAACTTTGGATTGGCCCCTTCATGTGGGTAGCCGAGCGGATTGCTGTAGACCCGCATCCTACTCGCCCCCATCTGGTGGACGTAATCCAGTGGGTCATGGCTGTGGCCGTGAATCCAAGCTCTGGGGAGGCAGTCTTCGTTCAGGTGGCTAGACATGTCCGCCATGAAGAAGGGATTGAGGGGTGAGCGTGCGTACTGGGGTGAGATGCTAGCTGGCAGGGGCATATGGTGAGTCACCACCACATCTCCAGCCTTGAGCTTCGTCGCCACCTGGGCCAGAAAGGCCTCATGTCGATGGTAGACCTCAGGCTCGAAGTTGTCGATGACCTCAAAATCAGACATGCCGTGTTTTACCCGGCTACTCTGTTGCGTGTCCGGGAACCACATCGTGTCCCCAATAAACCGGACCCCATCAATCTCGCAGGGTCCACGGGCAAGCTGGGTAAGGTTGGCAAAATTGGGGTCGTCATCTACTTCCTCAAAAAAGATGTCCCCTTTATTGAGGCTGTATCGGTAGTACTCGTGATTACCTGGTACGTACAGGACCCTCTTGTAGAGCCCACAAAGGCGGGCCAGCTGCTGCTTCCAGAGAGCCTCACGACGTCCAACCTGACAGATGTCGCCGGCTAGGATGGCCAGGTCGACCGGGTCGGACTTCTTCAAAGCCTTCAGACGCTCGAAGAACTCCTCCTCGTCTTCGGCCATCATGTGCTCGAAGTGGATGTCTGAGAGACAGTGAACCCTCACTGTGGCACCAGAGCGGCGAGTGCTTGAAAGAGCTGGTTGATGAGGTAGAGCTGGTAGGAAATCAAGGCCACATACCCGAACGTAGAAACCCCCAAAGTCAGCCACGCGGTGGTGCTGCGGTCTCGAATGCGCCAAAAGCCATACGCACAGGCACCAGCAACAAGCATTTTTACGGCACCAAAGGTCAATGGGCCCTGGGTAAGGAAATAGCCCATGATGGGGTTCTTCTCTTCTACCACCTTGATACTGACCAGAGCCAGAGTGGTGAAAAGGTCGATGACATTCAGGGCCACAAAAACGCTAATGGTTGCTGCGTAAAGCCTTTCGTTCTTCATTGGCATGTGGCCTCTTGAATCAGAGTTGTGAGTGCTGCCTGCATCACCTGCGCCGTCGCCGTCAATGGCTGAACGTCAATCAGGCCTGGTGCCCCGAGGGCCCCAAATGCGGTATAGTAGTAGCTTTTTGTAAAGACGTGAACGTGAAGGCCCGAGCTTTGAACGGCCAAAGAGGCGTCCCCGGGAAGCAGCTCTGGGGTATGGTAGCTCTGGGGCTCTTCATCGGTAAACATCACCAGGTGCCGATTTGCGCCTGGCCTCCAGTTGATGCCCAGGGGGTTGCTCGGCTCTGCCACATAGTAGACGGCATCGATTGAGGGCTCCTGAGAGCCTCCGTTGGCATTCTGAAGCTGCACTTCCTGATTGAAGGTGGCTGGGTCGGTGAGATTCACTGCCAGGTGTACCCGGCTGTCGAGAGATGGGTTGCGGTCTGGGATGGTCACCAGAGCCCACTGCAGCTCTGGGCGGTTACCGTAGGAGGTGCTAAAGCCGGATACAGTGGCTCGCACGGCATTGATGGTGTCCAACATGGAGCCGCTATTGTCGATGGCAAAAACGATGTCGACTAAGGTTGTTGGATTAAGTCCATCGTCAATTCGGCCATCGCAATTATCGTCCTTTGCGTTACAGGCTTCCGGCTTGGGGGTGACCTGCCCGTGGCACACCAGGCTGCCGAACTCGCAGCGCTTGATGCCTGGTCGACACTCTCCGAAAGCCATAGAGCCATCGGGACCGTCATAGCAAAATTCCACGGGAAGGGAGCCGGCCTCGTCCACTTCCCCATTGCAGTCGTCATCACGACCATTGCAGACCTCCGGCTTGGGTACAGGAGCCGTGCAGCCCACCCAGACTCCGAGAAGGCAGGTCTCGTGGCCTGACCCACAAGCGTTTGAGCAGGCACGACCCAGACGCTCATCTACGAAGCCGTCGCAGTTGTTGTCCAGCCCATCGCAGACTTCCATGGCAGGGTCAACCTCGCCGACACAGGTGGCTCTCTCGCCATCTTCGTCGCCCTCCTCACACTTCCACACCCCCGCCTGGCATTCCCCGATATCACCGCTATCACCGGCACCCTTGGCCGTGTAGCACGTGGTCCCACACTTACTGGGCTCTCGGACTCTTTGGAGGGTTGTTGCGTCGTGACAACCAAGAAAAAACACGCAGGCAAGAAGCGGGTATGGGCGCATAGACACTATCCTATCAGGTTGCCGGGGCAACCTCAAGCCGCCTTCGGAGAGCTTTCATGAAGAGCCTGGAGGTAGCTGAGCCGATGGCCTTAACGGCCTCCTTGGACTCCACAATCTCCCCCTTAGCCTCGCGGGTGACGTCCTCAATCATGGCGTTGATGACGGCGCGGGTGTCCTCATTGCTCGCCGGTCGGCCCAGGGATGCCTGGAGCTTGTCCAGGACGTGGTCCAGTCTCATGGGGGTCACCCACTCCTCCGCGATAGCCGTGGCCTTGGTCAGTATCTCCAGCTTCTCGGGGTTTACTTCGGTGTCCTTCTTGGACTTGCGCTCACTGAACTCGGGGCGCTTGTGCTTGGCGATGAGACGACCTCCGTTGTTGGTGCGGACCTCAATCGGTGGCCGGAGGACGACCCCTTCGGCCATCTTGGGCTCGGTGATGCCGTTACGGACAGATTGGCGGCTCGGGAGATCGCGCTCGGCATCCAGGCTGGCCAGGTCTGTACTCACCTTGTTCCAGGCCACAAACTCAAGACCGAGCTTGTCGACCATCATGTTCGCCGACTCAACACCGAGCCACACTCCGTTGTCTTCGCCAATTTCACCGACCTTGACATCAAAGGCGATGAACTTGAGCTTGGGACCATAGGTGTCCTTCATGCCCTGCTGCTTGCCACCGTAGGCCTCCCCGAAAACCATCATCTTCTCAGGTCCAGCTTCGAGGAAGCGGCGCTTGAGGTCCTCCTGGTCGAAGAGGGCCACG